CTCCTTTAGATCAACATACTTTTTAAAATTAGTTCTGTCAAGGGAGGGGTATTTTTGATTTATTTGACTACCTTACCAAAACGTGTATAATATCCGCATAAATTGCAACCTTAACCAAAGGTGATTGTTTTATGCCTCCTAAAAAAGTAGTCAAACTCAAGACAGCCACAAAGCAAAATGCCCTGCGTAAACAAATAAACTGGGATGCAGTGTTTTGCGAATATCGTAAAGGCCAACTTTCTATCGTCCAGATAGCAAAACAATTCAACATAACAGAGGGTGCCATACGTTATCACTCTAAGAAGGAGAGATGGACAAGAGACTTAGCCGATCAGGTGCGAGACGGTATCAGGGACGAGCTTTTACAATCAAACTTACGAGGTTCAGGTGATTCTACACCTTCCGATGCTGAAATCGTAAAAACAGGCATTAACCAGGGCGTTAAAATAATCACCATACACCGTGATGATGTAGCCAGGGCCAAGGATATCGTGGCGACGTTACGCGAGCAGCTTATCGAAGATATCGCAAGCCGTGACATCCTCGAAGAGGACATTTTAGCGGCTACCGCAGACCCCAAGTATTTCAAACGCCAGCAGCATATGATGCGGGCGGTTGCGCTGCCGACTCATATCAGCTCAGTTAATGCCCTTGCCAACGCGTTAAAGACATTGATCGGGCTTGAGCGTGAAGCATATAGCTTGGATGCGAAAGACGATCCGGCCAAAACTACGAAAAGGATTGATGAAATTATAATAACCTTTCGGGGAGGGGTGGAAGGTGAATGAACTGAATAAAATCGAAGCAAGCTTTCCCGACAAAACAAGGTTTATGTTTTATCCTCACAGGTATAAAGCAATGTATGGCGGTCGGGGCGGAGGCAAGAGCTATGCTGCGGCCAGGGCGTTGCTACTTTTAGGTATTGCAGAAAAGCATCGAATTTTATGTGCCCGCGAGGTGCAGCGAACCATTAAAGATTCTGTCCATAAATTACTGGGTGACCAGATAAAAGAGTTGGGATTAGAAGAACATTATGAAGTTTTGCAAACCGAAATAAGGGGTTCCAATGGGACTGAGTTTATTTTTTCAGGACTGGCAGACCAGACAGTAGCCTCAATAAAATCTCTGGAAGGTTGCACCAGGGTATGGTGTGAAGAGGCTCAGAACATTTCCAAAAGAAGCTGGGATATTTTAATTCCAACTATCAGAGAGATCGGGTCAGAAATTTGGGTAACATTTAACCCCGAACTTGAATCAGACGCAACTTATCAGAAGTTTGTAGTTGACCCGCCACCAGACTGCGTAAGTGTTAAGATTAATTGGCGCGATAATCCCTGGTTTAATGAGGTATTAGAGAAAGAACGGTTGCACTGCAAGGCCACCAACCCGGACGGATACCCGAATATATGGGAGGGTGAATGTAAGCCGGCGGTTGAAGGTGCGATATTCTTTAAAGAAATCCAGGCTATGGAACGGCAAGGCCGGATATGTAATGTCCCATATGACCCTATGCTACGGGTCCACATAGTATCAGATATCGGCGGAGACGCGCTCACAGCGGCTCTTGTTCAGCGGCAATCCTCAGAAATCCGAATTATCGAGTATATCGAGGTACATCAGACCACATTGGATGTGTTTTCCAGTATTTTAAGGCAGCGTCCGTACAACTGGGGGCGCTGGTGGCCGCCCCATGATGCTCATTCCAAGCACCTTGCGGCCAACCTATTGAGCACTGCGTACAAATTGAAGGCCTTGGGCTGGGATGTGGCTACCCGAGACGAGATCACCGAGCAGTCCATTGAAGAGGGAATCAAAACAACCCGCATGGCCATGTCCAGGATTTATATTGATAAAACTAAGTGTGCCGCGCCCCAGCCAGTGAGACCGCCTGGTGATGTTAGCTATTCAGAGCTGTCGTGGAGACTGGTTGAGGCTTTGAAGCGGTATCGTCGTCACGAGAACAGGCATACTGGTGGTTTTGGCATGCCTGTGCGTGACCCGTATATTCATGCAGCGGATACAATGAGATATATCGCTCTGAACGAGCGCAACATGCTGAACGCCGACCAAAGGCCGGATATGTATATGCCAGAGGCCACCTACCAGCCCATTGACCGGGAAGTAGGTATGTGATGTGACTAGGAGATAAACAATGCTACAAAACCAAAACGCAGAATTTGTCGATAACGAAGACCAAACCAGGAAAAAACAAACCGAATATAATCGCAGGCTTTACCTGCTATCCGCTAACCTTTTGGCTAAACGGGATGCTGCTGTGCGGTTCCGGGCCGGGTCCGGTATTGAACGTCGCTGGCGTGAGGACGAGCAGGCGTTCTACGGTGATTTGGCGGACCATTCAGACGGCGCCCCGATGGTGGACTACGCCATAGGCGCGGCATATCCATCTTCCAACAAGGGTCCAGCTCGCTCCCAGGCCCGAACCAATGTGCTTAGAAGTAAATGCGAGGTAGCGGCCGGCCGCTTTGCCGAGATACTTCTGCCTTCAGGCCAAAAAAACTGGGGATTGAAACCTACTCCTGTACCTGATCTGGTCAAGGCCATCAACGACGATAGGCAGGTGACCAATGCACAGACAAACGAGCCAATGGTCAACGAGGAAAACGGAGAGCCGGTTTTAGCCAGGGATATCGCCAAGGTCCAGATAGATAAAGCCAAAGAGGCCATGGAAGGCATGGAGCGTGAAATTGAAGACCAGCTAACCGAGTGTGGATTCCGAGGTGAAAGTGCGTTGGTTATTGATGATGCTGTCATGGTCGGTACGGGCATAATGAAAGGCCCCTCTGTTCGTAAATCGGTATCCAGGGCATATGTTCGGGGTGATGACGATAAATGGGTGATGAAAACCAAGGAGGACCATTCACCCACAAGCGAAAGGGTTAACTATTGGAACGTGTTTCCTGCGGAAGAGTGCGGCCAGAACGTGCGGCGGGCACCGTATATTTGGGAGTCAGGAGAAATCCTGCCGAGAGAGCTACGGGCCTTAATCGGCGTTGAGGGATACTTTGACAATCAGATTTTAGCAGTACTGCGAGAGGAACCAACCAGGACCAGCACGGATTATGTTAAGCGCAGTGGTGAGTATAAAATCAAGCGGCGCACCGTTGAAACCGGGTCTGGATATGAGATGTGGGAGTATCATGGCGATATCTCAGTAGAGGACCTTGAAGCCATCGGCGTGGAAAATATTGACGAAATCGGCGGAAAGAACATATCGGCGTGTGTGGTATTCGTAAACGAGAGGCCGATTAAGATAATCCTTCAAATCATAGATACCGGAGATTTGATCTATGATTTCTTTACCTGGACACCGATGAAAGATTCACCTTGGGGTATCGGCGTAGTACGTCAGGGTATCTGGTGGCAGAGAATTATTCAGGCGGCTTGGCGGACTATGCTTGACAATGCAAGGGATTCATCCGGGGCACAGGTGCTTGTCGGTAAAGGTGTAGAGCCAGCAGACAACAGATGGGAGATAACCGGCAAGAAGATATGGCGGGTAATGACAACGGACGCTGATAATGACGTTCGGAAAATGTTTAATCAGTTCCAGCTTCAAAATAATCAGGGCGATCTCCAAGCTATTATAGACCTAGCCATGCGCTTTCTTGATATTGAGACCAGTCTTCCGATGCTATTCCAGGGTGAAAAAAGTGACCAGGTGCCGGATGTACTTGGTATCGTGGATATAATGGTCGATTCAAGCAATGTGGCGATTAAAACCAGGGTCCAAAGGTGGGATTTTTCGATAACTGAGCCCCATATCAAAAGGTATTACATTTGGAATATGGAGTATGCCGAGGACGAATCTATCAAAGGCGACTACAAAGCCAAGGCCATTGGTGCCAGTGTGCTTTTGGCGAAGGATAGAAAGATCAGGGGCTTACTGCAAATAAACAACCTCCGGGGCGATCCAAACGCGGAAAACGAAATATCGTGGTCGAAAGTATATACTGAGCTGGCAAAATCGCTTGACCTTGATATCCTTAAATCCAAAGAGGAAAAGAGATCGGACGAAGAGAAACGAGCCGAAGCAGGCGGGCAGCCGCAAGACCCAGGCGTACAGACTGCTACGATCAGGTCCGAGGGCGAAATGGCTAAAGCCAAGCTGACCCAGGAAAGTGACATGAAGGAACTTGAGTTTAAAGAGCAGCAGGCCAGGGCTGATCGGGAATTCAAGATGCAAATGAAGGAGTTCGATGTTAAGATCAGGATGATGGAGTTTGCTCAGGAGCGGGGCCTGAAGCTGGAAGAGGTAAAAGCAGAGTTCGCTAAAGAGGCATCGAAGCAGAACCTAATGCGGGAACTGACGGATAAGAAAGCTAAAACCGCACAGCTAACAACCCCGGCTATTGAACCGCCTGGCCGGGCAAAAGAAGGGGAGGCGTTTCAGGCATGACCATCATTTATACATTTAACCAGGGAGGGTAAACATGCCAGAAGAACAATCCAGGAAAGTCAGACACGTAAAGGTTACGTTCGACGCTGACAGGCTTGCAATGCTGTTCATCTCTGAGCCGGACAGGGCGTTTGGAGTTTCTATGGGTATGCCCCTCGGTTCCGTGCTGGTTGATCTCGTTTACGATTATAAACTGCGCCGGGGCGTAGCGGTATTCTATCATCCAGATTTCCCGGAAGCGGATACCCCGATTGAAGGCGACCCGGGCAACGTGCCATATGTAAAAATGGAGTGGATAAAGTATGCCGTTGAGGCCGCACCCAAGAGCGACGAGCGAGTGATTAAACTGTTCGATGCTCGGGGCCGGAAAGTCAATGCAAAGAATAGAATCCATTAAAAGGGTTTTAAAATGACAGAAATGATTGACAAACATTCAGATACATGGATACTCATTGATAGATTTATAAGAGCTCGCTTAAAAGACCTTGGGGAGCAGGTTGAAACTATCGGGCTTGGTCCGGATTCCACCAACGCAATTCGGGGGAAAATCAGCCTTGCAAGGGAAATTCTTGGATTGCCCGATATAAAAGAGATCGAAATAACAACCGACGACGAGAGGGAGCTTTACTGAACTGTTCACCATGGCCGGAATTATCCGCCCTCAACAAGCCCGCCGAAAGCCGGGGCAGTAGAAGGAGAATAAAATGGTTAATACAACCCAGGAA